ATCTTTTCCCCTGGCCAAGGGAGCAAGGCTGTAGGCGTTCGGCCACTCTGGTGGGCGTCTACATATAAATTTATTGAAGACTGAGAAGACCAAAGCCTGGATCTTGAGTTGTTCTCACCACCAACAAAATTAACTGGAATAGTTTTCAAGGTGTCGGTCCTTCACTCTTTTGACTCGGTGCAGCCCCGTATCGGCCTCTATTCTCTTGTTTTTGTGCGTCTATAAGCTTCTGCTCGAATAGCCCATCATAGTAACCCGATGTATTTTCATCTCTAGCCCATCTATGAAGCTCTGAGAGGCTCCCATACAAGTATAACTCAGGATAGTTAGTTAGTACGTCATTAGTAGTGTTAGAGGTCGTCAAAGGGGTTAAAGTCCGGTAGTAGCTCATTTCTAAGGTATAACCGGAGTCAGGAACGCGGTCGAACTCTATTTGTGATGTAATCGTGTAGTATTTAGGCCGACCGGAGGCATTAGATACCTTCATTGCCTCTGGTGCTTTGTAGTGGATCTCAAAGTTAGTATTTCCCGTTATGGTTAATCGTCTCATTTGAAGAAAGCCAGTAGGAAGGGCCAGGAACCTATCCGCAGTCGGAGCCGTTGCCGTGGCTCGTTCTTCATTTGTTCTCAATTTTAACCGCGCATCAATACGGCTCTCCGCTATGTCTATGAAGTCATCAATAACATCTGAAACATCATTTCTATGAGAAAAATTCTGTATAGCCGTTTTTAAATTAGCGTAACTATCAAGAGCCATGCTTAATACCTATTGTGTGTAATTCGTAACAGGGTAAATATTTTCTGTTCTCGTGAATCACCGCGAGGGCGTTGTCTCCGTCCGGGTTCTTCTCAAGGTCTATAAACTCGCCTTGAGTAAATGTGCTTAAATGTGGCCTAGTAAGTTCTAGGTCAAATAGTAACTTAAGTCCCGGAAACGTGAATCTCCAATAGTCGTCAGGGTACTTGTGGTATCGTTGAATCCAAGGGGTTGAGACGTATATTTTACCGCCAGGCTCCAAAAGGTCTGTAAGTGTTTGGGCCACTTTCCAAGGGTTTTTAACGTGTTCTAATATTGAGCAGCATATTATGAAATTAAACTTACCTAAATCCCCCGGACCCTGGGTTAAGTCATGGACCACATCCACATTCTTACCCGGCTCTAAGTCTAGGCCGGTATATTCGCAGTTAAAAAGTGATCTGAAATCCTGGGTGTTCCCGTAGTCCTTAGATCCTACTTCTAGAACTGGTCCCTTAAACTCATGCTCTACGTTCTTTAAGTATATGAGTTGGTTTATATGCCCCATGTAAAGCTCTCTCCCATAATTTCCCTATTTGCTCAATAGTATAATTCTTTGATATGTACTCTTGACCCTTCCGTGTCATCTCTAACGCTTTCTTAGGGTTTTTTAAATACCATTCTATCCCGTCTGCAAGGTCTCCTATCCAACAAAAGTCTTCAAACTCATCGTATGCTGGCATGGGCTCACAAATAACAAAACACCCCGAATACATGGCCTCTAATAGTCTGTTAGCGCTTTTCGCTTTCTTCTCTCCGACCGGGATTAGTACATATCCGGCCTTTTCAAAACCTTTTTTAAGGTTAGCTTTACTCCAGGGAGTCACAAAAGGGGCGAACGGCTCAGAAATAACTTGAATGTTACTAGGAAGCCTCCCAGCGTACCTAGTTAAGGGTTTGAAGTTCCACTTATTGCCAAACCATAGACCGCTCTCAGAGAAGTGTGCAGGCTGTCTGTCGCTCTCCACTGGGTCAGGTATAACTAGAGAATCTCGCCCGGTCTCCCTTTTTATGATCTTGCTCATCTCTTCTGAGTTACACGTAACAAAGTCTGCCTCTTTGCAGTGTTTTACATAGTGGTCTCTGTGGGTTTTAAAATGGTCATCACAGACATCAAAAATGTAGCTTTTACCCTTCTTAGAAAAGTCCTCGGGCCATTGGTGCTTCATCGTCACCACTACATCGTCACCCATCTTCCACCCTTTTTTGTAAAGGTGTCTAGCAGGCATAATACAACGGTATCTACCAGAGGCCACCTTATCATCCGGGCCAATAAAACTAACTCCGAACAATGACATAAAAGCCTCCCGGAGTGTGACTAAAAGAGTGAACTTTGAACCTATCCCAGAACTTCGGTAGCCACCACTTATAGTCCTCTTGGGTTAAGTGAGCGTTTCTACCATCAGAGAGTGTTTTAATAGCCGGTCCTGTGTGTACTGTGAATAACCCTGTGTGTAGGGTAAGTTCCTTTAGGTCATCCAGAACATTGTCTAGTAAGTCAGGCTCAATGTGCTCTAAAACGTCAATACATGTTACGAATTGCCTAGGGCTCGGACGTTCTGAAAACTCTTCCCGCCCTGGGTCGTACATTTCCAAAACCATCTCGTGCTCTGGCTGGATGTTCTGTGCGAGCCTTCCTTTTCCGCACCCATAATCAAGCATGTCACTTGGTTTTAACTTGTTTATAAGCGTAGTCACTAAAGGGGCATAACTTACCGAGGCCACCCCGTAATCTGGATTCTCGTGTAGTTTCTCTTGCTCCCTCCGGTACTCCTCGCTAATCAGCATGTAGCATTCTCTCCATTTCTTGGAACCACTCCTTTGACCACTCTTGATTCTCGTACCCCTTAAAACACGGAGTCCCTAACGTGTAGTGAATTATCCTTGCCCCTGGGTGCTCTGGGTACTCTCCGACAAGATGGTTATAGGATCTAGGAATCTCGCCAACCCTTTGAGCCCACTCAAACTGATGAAGGTATTTCCCTGACGCGGTGTTAACTACCTCGGGAGTTAGTCTTTTTACGGGTTGTCTCCAATTGTTGAAAACCATAAGACTAGACCAGTTCTTTTTAGGGTATGCGTGCTGCTTATTGCCAAGGAACTTGTCAGAATCCTTTGGGGTGTAGTCATGTTTAACTACCGCTACATCATTAAATCCCACATAGTCTAAAAGCTCGTAAATGTCACACCGGACCAACATGTCGCAGTCCATAAAAACACTGTGTCCCTTATAACCAGACAGGTAGGGCGTTAGGAATCGCGAAAAGCTGAACTCTGTCGAACCGTCTTCCATCCCCCGAGTGAATTCAGGGATATTTCTCCTGTTTATTGGGATAAACTCAACCGGCCCCGACGAATGCCTCATTATACTGTTGGTAAGAACGTGGTACGCTACTGTTTCCCTTTTGTCGAACCCTATACATATCCGCATTAATATCCCCCGCTATTTTCCTTACGTTTTCCTTAAAATTCCCCCTGTGTAGTTTAACACTCTTATACCATGGGAATGTATCGCCTGAATTATGGTATCTATACCCGCAATACTCAGGGACAAGAACGTCACAAGGCACGCCAAGAGCCCCAGCGAAGTAAACAACAGTAGTGCAAACAGTAACAACCCGGTCCAGGTTAGCAATGATTGCCAGAAGTTCCTCAAGGTCTGAACCCTTTTTAACCCCTCTCGCCCAATACTTAATTCCATGTTCTTTTAACTCATCCTCGTCCACTTTCTTGTAATCAAGGTTAATAAGGTTATTACCGAATAAGGGTGAGAACGTGTCTAAATTGGTACTTCTGTACTTCTCCCTAGTCTCCTTCCCGCCCCCGAACATCGAGAACCCTATTCTCGGACCCTCTCCCATGATGGAATCCCACATCTTAACCCTTTCTGGGTCGGGTTTAAGGTAGGGCTTACCGGGGAAATCAGAGTCTTTCTTTCTAAAAAAATGGGGAAGTTGGCCTATTGCAATTTGGTAGTCGAACTGGTCCCCGTCTTGGATCTCTAGGGTGTCTTTGAACCTGTGGCCATAGACCGAATAGGGGAAAGATCTTTTAAATATACTCTCTAGCCTGCGGTCACAGTCTAGGACTATCTTATTTGTCTTAGAAAGGTCTTCTAGGCATGAGGCGAACATTATCTCATCCCCGACACCTTGCTCCCCATAGACCAATACAGTTCCTTCCTGACCTTCCCAGTTAGGAACCCCGTAGTCCTTGGCCTCTCGATTCTTAACTCCGATGGTCTCGTAATACTCCTTCCACCCTGACCAGTCCCGCATCATGATCTTTGCAAGACCTTTGTTGTGTAGTGCTGACCGCATGTTAGGGTCTATTTTCAAAGCCTGGTCACATAGAGATACACACTGCTTAGGTCGTCCGGTATGGAGGTATAAGAGCGCTTTATTAGCTATTGCGGAGTTATTCTTATTATCTAGCTGGTAGGCCTTGGTGAATAATTTAATGGCCTTCTCGGGGTTGGACTCTTCTAAGCACATTCCCATGTTTGACCAAATCTCAGACCTATTAGGCCTCATCTGGGCGCATCTCTGGTATATGTGATAAGCCAAACCCGTTTTGTTGGCCTGCATCATTATGTAGGCACTCATAAAAAGGGCTATTTCAGCCTCTTCCGTGTCTGGGTCTTCGTCCAGAATGTCGTTTAATATTCTTAACGCTTCATCCGGTCTATCATTCGCCAAGCCCTTAGCTTTTAAAATCCTTTCATTCATATTCGGTTGACTGTCCTTAGATATTTATAGTCTGGACTAGAAAGTAGCTTCTCGATCCTTGGTAGGTCTTCTTTTTTATTCCAGTCTATGCCGTACTTGTTTTTCCACTCCATTAATACAGTGTTTGGTACTCGCGCAAAATGGTAATAGTCGGACTTTATTCCCCGTTGTTTAAGCTCTGGGTACGTCTGGCACGCCTTGTTGAATTTTATAATGCTTGAACAGTCTTGTACGGTTTGGATCTTAAACTTACCGTTCCCGTCACCCTCGAAAACCTCTTTAGTCTTCGTGTAGGGATCGTATGAAAGTAATTTACCCATAAATACCTCAAAAGGGGGCCGAAGCCCCCTAAGTTTAGCTAGTTAAAAGGTCGGTAATTTTTCCGCTCGATGCCTCGTTCTTAACACAGAGAGTGTATTCGACAAGCATCTGACGCTTTTCAGAGTCACCAGTTTTGGCCAGTTCATTGAGTTCCATCGGACGCAAGTAATTAACACTGAAATAGTCCATATCAAGAACAAACGCGGTCTGGTCCCTTTGGAATCTATTAGGAACCAATTTTAGTATTCCAAAATTACTTTTGTAGAAATCGACCGCACCGATCAACGTCACATCCTGTCGAGCGTTAGCGTCAGTCTGTAAAGTTGAAATACCAGAGAAACCACTGACCACTGTTCGGTTATGTGGACCGACCATGATTACTGTAGGATCACCGCCCGCACTCCAACACTCTTTAATTACTGCATCTAAGGAGGCTTTCTCAAAAGTACCAGCGGTTGAGGCGTCAGTAGGTCCAACAGTTGGGATCAAAGGGTCACCAGAAGCGCCCGGAGTAGTTGCACCACTCGCTGATACACCGTCTGAAGTCTTGTTAGTGGATAACCAAGCCTCTAAGGATGCCAAGGCCCGACCAGTACCGACACCACCAGCAGAGGCCACCTGTGGAGCCGCACCAGAGCCACCAGTAAGGGTAGCTTCCATATCCCGCTTGATCTCTTTACCGCGCTTAGCCACTTCGTAAGCCAATTGATCGGCTCGCCCTGCTTGGTCAATTGCTCGTGCAGTACCTGAGACGATAACTGTCTTTTGGGAAATCTGGCAGTAGTTCGCTACTCGGGAAACTGGCGAGTGTGTTAGTGCTGTTGGATCATCACCCTCAAGCGCAATGTTACTAGACGCTGCATCTAATGAGTCAGTTAACCATTCATTTAATACCGCGTTAGCCGTTCCTCGGCCTATGCCGTTCATAAATGGAGTGTCTGTGGGTGAAATATCATAAATCATATCCATGAGGTCTTCACGATTCCCCTCGGTACTATATTGTGTAACTGTATTAGTTGGTAAAGTCATAACTCTTCCTCATAAGCCTAAAAAATCTTTAAATGCCGCCTGAGCATCTGACCTAGTGCCTGTTTTCTTGAGCCTGTCTCTCGCTGTAGACTTCTTCTGAGGTACTGGCTCACCTCCACCGGCTCTCTGGCTCCTCGGCGGTTGTCGTTCCCGTTTGGATTCTAAAGGTTTGGATTTTAGTTCGTCATAGAGTGAAGCTTTTCGGATAAGTTGAATAAGCCTGTGATCGTAGATAGCTCCCATGTCCTGATCACTAAACCCTGCTTGTGATAAGGTTTTGGACATTTTCTTTAGATCGTCGTTCATTTTATTCTCGTCAAGCCATTCGGGGACTACCTCTTTCCACTTCGCCCTCTCGGCCTGCATTAATTGCTCTTGTTTTTGTTTGAACTCTTTTTCAAGCTTTTCCTTGTGGCTCTTAACCTTGCTTAACTTATTGTCGAACTTAGTCCTCTGCCTGTAGTACTCTTCCGGGTCAGACTCTTGAAGCTCCCTCATTTCATCAGAATCCAAATACTGCGCCTCTCCGTAGAGAAGAGACTCGATTTCCTGAAGTTGAGACGCAATCTCCGCCTCTTTAGCTTCTAAAGCCTTACGTTTTTCCGCGACTTCTGTAGTTTTCTTGCGATAATCTGCCTCCATCATTAACCCCTTAGGGATTAAATCAAGATCCACACCATCCGTAAGAACCTCAAACTCAACATCGCGGTCATTAAGTTTCGCTTTCACTCGTCGAGATTCTGCTTGCGTGTCGCTCTTTGGCGTTTCCGCTTCCTCTGTCTTAGCTTCTACAGGCGCTTCCGCCTTTGCTTCGGTTGGCTCATTGGCTCCGAGAAATGACCGTAAACGGTCGTGTATGGCTCCCTGGGGGTTGGCCATGAAACTCTCCTTAGCGAATCATTCGCTTAATGTTAAAATCTATTTCGTTAATTTTACCGTCATTTAACCTGCTGCGCAAAATACGCTCGAAAGCATCCGCAGCTCTTAGCATGTAATACATATCCTCTCTTAGATCTTGTTGTTCGTGAGAACTCCTTTTAATGTTGTCATAACAAGCCTTTCTTAAGTCATCCATCGCCGACCTGAACGTCTGGTCTTCTAGTAATGCCTTGGCTTTTTCCGCTTTCAAATTAAACTCCCTGGGACATCCTTCTGACTATCCGCTTCTATCTTAGTAAGTTCCACCGCTATCTTATCATCATGCTGGGTCTGTTCTTGCTGGGCCTTAAGTAGGTCAAACTGGGCCTTGGTTTGGATCTTAAGTATCTCTCGTTCAGTAGTAGCCTGTTGTTTTATTTGCTCGGCCTCTGCCAACATGTTCTGACTCTGTGCCTGTAAAGCCTGGTTTTCTCTCGTTAATTTCTCAATCTCTGCGATTAGTAATTGTTGCGGCACCTCTGGGTCATTAAAGAATAACTCGGGCTCCTTAAGTCCTACCTCCTTAATTAAGCGAGAATAGGCGTTGTAAAGTTTCTTCATATCTACAATAGGAGCACCCAACTGTATAAGCTCTTTCATTTGTTGGATAAGAAACGAAAGGTTGCCTATTTTCTCTTGTCTATCTCCTGATCCTATCCCTACGTCAATTGAGCAATTGGTTTTGTACTTCCATTGGGTAGGGTCAATTTGTCGAGTCTCCCCATAAAGCCTTATTTGTACGGCTTCATCCTGGTACTTGCTAGCCAATGCCGCGATTTTTTCGAATATGTGCTTGACCGCAGTGTCCGCAGCTATCCGCGCTATAAGCTCTATTCTTTGTTGTGCTGAGTCTCTTTGACCTGCGAATGCCGTGGCCGTTTTATTAAGGATCTCTGTGTCTACACCTTGAGAGTATCTTGTAACCCCTGTTCGAACCTCTCGCATAGTGTCCGTGTATTCGATGGATTGTAGAATCTGAGGTGTTTGGTTATCTGTGGGAAGAGGCATGACTGAGTCACCAATCGGACCCATTCCGTCAATCCTAACAACACCACCCGGCCTAGGTGTTAAGAGGTCGTCTAGCTCTACCCGCTCATTGACCACCATTCGATTGAAGTTAGTCGCGTAAATGTTATTAAGCATCTGTCTTAAGAGGTTAGACTTTAAATACTGAATGTCTGCTACTTGATCCGCTGGACAAGTCCCTATCGCCTTGTGTGGCATCCTAACCGGGACCAAAACACAGAAAGGATGAGAGTCGACCC